ATCAATCACTTAAATAAACTATCATGAAAAAAACACTTAAGTATCTCGTCAAACTTCTATTCGTAATAATACTACCAGTGGTTGTATCAGTATCCAGTATCTATTTAGTTATAACTAATTGGGAACACACACCTGTTATGGTTATGGTTGCATTAGGTATACTTACATTTTTAACTTTATTTAATGCTGTCTTCTATAGTGCAGTACTAAGTAATACTAAGTTGTTACCTTCTATAGTATTTGAAACCGGTCTAGTAATAGGTTTTTGTATCGCTTATGATAGAAATGCTATGAGACCAACAGTTACAATTGTAGCACCTTTCTTAATTATAGAAATACAACCAAGAAGAAAATAAAAAGGACCATATATAGCCCACTAACAACACCAGTAATATTATATCTATAATAACACTAGTTAGTGAGGCTATGTTCTTAATCTATTAAATCAATAATCATGGCAGAAGAATATAAATTGCAAAAGGAAATAATACAAGCTCTGTTTAAGAGCTTATGTAATCCAGAAGCCTTTAGCATAGAGAATAATCGTAATCATATAGTAAATATATTACTTACACAACTTGACACTGGATCTGTAGATGCTATCACTCATCTTATGCTTTCAGAAAAAGAGTTTGAGCCAACTACAGTAGGAGATTATGTTAGGTTAGCACCATATAAATATCATATTGGTAGTGAATTTGAAGTAGATGTTTTAGAAGATATGGGTTTATTACATCCAGGAGATGAAAATGAGCCTTATTATATCTATGGTCAAGTTATACAAGATGGTTCTTGGAATAGTTCAGATTTGTATAATCCATTTTACTCTACCATAAAAATCAAACTTTGCTATCATGACTCAGAGAAAAAGATTAAGTTTTTAGAACACTCTGTAAGTCCTTTACATGCAGTTAAAGTAAATAAGGATAGCATAGCTTACTTTTCTAAAATTAATCAAACAAAACTTAAATTATAACACATGGCAAAGATATCAATTGCGTTATTACGCGCAGAATTTAAAGGATGGGAAGAGATGGGTAAATCTCTTAATGCAGCTAATGGTAAAAACATACCTTTTGGTAAGTATATGAGTGATAAGTATTCTTTTACTGAAAAGGATCTGGAAACAGAGACAGACACCAATAAGTCAATGCTTATTCTATTAAAAAATCATGTACAAGAAATCATCTAGATTTGGTATAGTAAAACATGAAGTATGTACAGATCCTAATTTATCAGTACAAGCTAAAGGTTTGTATAGTATTTTATGCTGTTATGCTAATAAAGATAGACTCTGTTGGCCATCATTAAGTACATTAGCTGATGATGCTGGCTCAAGCCAAACATCTATAAAAAGATGGATAAGAGAGTTAAAATTACATAATTACATAAAAAGAGTAGGTCAAAAGCTAATAATTCTATGAGCGTTAGCTATATTTATGCTTTTTATTTTTGAATTAATACCAAATAACATTATTAGTACTGTCTCAGGAACTGTTATATTATTATCTTTGATAAACAAATAAGATAATGATTATACAACTTCCTAATGGCCGTATCATAGAATGTTCACTTGAACAGTACCTTTCACTTAGTGATCAAGAGTACAATGATTTAAATGGTCTTAGTTCCGTATACACAAAGGAAGTGGTTGATCCATGGTATAATAGGTTTGCAAATAAATCAGATAAGGATGATTCAGATGATTCAATAATAGATATTGAAGAATATGAACCTGGACTTGATGAAATTGAAGCTTATGAAAAACTGGAAGACCCGTATTTTCACTCAGATGATAGTTAATCATCAAACAAAATTATTTTATTAATCATTAAATTTTATTAAAAATGCAAAATCAAGTAGAAGTACTAGCTGATGACATGGGTAATGTTGTACGCTTAAGCAAAAACAATCCAGATTATGGATACATCAGATTAGGGTACAAAGAAGTATCAATTGGTAAAGGAGGTTGGTTAAAGCCAAGAAACCTTACAACACTTATTATGGGTTCAACAGATAACCTGACAGAGTATGCTAAAAATTTAGGTAAAACAATACCTGGTAAAATTATAGCTATTGAGTCATTAGAACCTTTTAATGCAGCAAATCCTGATAGAGACCTGAAATATGCAGGTAATACAGGAATTATATGCTGTGTAGACGGAGAACCTATTTATAGGAAAACAGAGTATACTTTTGATATTGCATCAACTGATACTTTAGTAGCTCACAATAATGGTGATGCAATCCGTGCAGCAAATGAAGTTTCTTTTGAATCAAACAAAGAACAAATTACAGCATCTACAGCTGAAGCTTTTGGTCTAAAAACAGAAGACACTACTGATGAAGTAGTAGAAGACGTTACAGATGAGGTTGAAGAAGTAGAAGTAGTAGAGGATGTTTATGAAGAAGAAACATTTGATCTATAACTAAATTGTTATAAGACTGGGGTGTAACAACCTCAGTCTAAATAACTTATCTCTTACTAAATTATAACTAAAAAATCCAACAATCATGCTATCTAATGAACAAATATCTCAACTAAATCTCAATGAACAAGAATTAAACTTAAGCAAGCGTATTGAGCGTTATCAGTACTTAGGTCTTTATGCTGAATATCAGCTTCATCCACCTTCTATTATTAATTCTTTTGAGTATATTAAACTTAATCCATATCAACATTTTTTGTTTAAACGTGTACTGCATGGCCTTAATGTTTATAAACCTGAAGAAGTTACTAAATTACACTGGGATAAGAAAAGACGCATTACAAAAGTTTGGAAGCGTGGGCAAAGAGAAATCAATGCTTGGAAACAAACACTTTGTAATAAGCGTATAAATGCTTATCTTAAGAAAACATTTCCTCACAGTCCACTTGCATTACTTATTGCAAACATACCTGCTGAAGAAACATTAGATGACTATCAGAATAAAATGACTTTCAAAGATTTAGGAATCAACTATGAAGATCTAATCCTTAAATTCATGTCTGCTGGTATTACCTAACAACTTTTTTACTATTTCAGAATGATTCAGCAAAAAAGAAAACTATGTAACAATTGCAATACTGAGCAGTTCATTTGGAAAAATGATAAAGGCAGCCGGTATTGCAAAAGTTGCTGGTATAGATCAATGGAAACTAAAAAACCATTGAAAGCTAGAAAACCTTTGAATCCAAAATCAAAGAGAATGCAAACCATAGATTTAGCGTATAGTAAACTACGCAAGAAATTTATGGAACAGAAACCAATGTGTGAAGCAGCACTTCCTGTATGTAATGGACCATCAACTGATGTACATCATAAAAAAGGACGTGGGCAGTATCATTTAGTAGTTAGTACTTGGCTATCAGTATGTAGGCCATGTCACAATTATATAGAAGAACATCCTGATGAAGCTATTGAACTTGGTTACTCAAAAAAAAGAATCTAACTATAATATAGGGAGAGATTAGTTAAGCTGTAATTGAGAAGTAGAGAGAATTAATTAGCAAAAAAAGGTTTGTAGTAGCTAGGCGTCTCTAATTGCACTCAATCAGAAACCTTGAAAGACCCGAAGTCTCTCTTTATGTTTAAATTTAAATTATGAAAAATAAATTAATAAAAATAATAACTTGGACAGCAATCTTAACAATAACAATAACTATATGGTATCAAATACTAATACATCTATTTCTAATAGAGAAATAATTCAAGCTGATGCACTCTCAGTAGCAGTAAAACATAAAAGGTGTGGCTTAGGTATATCTATGGGTGTGGGTAAAACTAGAATAGCAATACAACATATACAGAAACATTATAATTCTTTTATACAAGTCTTAGTAGTGATACCAAAACATTCAGTAGCTCAGTCATGGATAGATGAATTAGGTAAAATGAATTTAGAAAATTTAGTTAATCATATAACTTTTACCACTTATCTCTCACTAAAAAAATACAATCCTAATGATTATGACATAGTATATTTAGATGAATGTCATTCACTTAAGTATTCTCATGAAGTATTTTTAGGTCCATATTCAGGCAAAATATTAGGTTTAACAGGTACACCACCAAAAAGCTTAAATTCTGAGAAGGGTATGATGGTAAATAAATATTGCCCTATTAAGTATACTTTTACTGTAGATCAAGCAACAGACTCTAATATTTTAAATGATTACAAAATTGTTATACATGAGTTAGAATTGTCCAAGCTACCTTCTTTAAAAAAGAAAAATAAAGCTGGTGGGTTTTGGTATACATCAGAAAAGAAAGATTATGACTATGTAACCAATAGATTAGCTCAAGCTAATACTGATAAACAATTACAGTTTGGAAGAATTATGCGCATGAGAGCTTTAATGGATTATACAAGTAAAGAAAGTTATGTTAAAAGTATATTAAGCAATGTAAGTACTAAATGTATTGTATTTGCTAATACTCAAAAACAAGCAGATGAAATATGTAAACATAGTTATCACTCTAAGAACTCTAAATCAGAAGAAAACCTTGAGTTATTTTCTGATGGTAGAATAGATAAATTATCATGTGTTTTGCAATTATCAGAAGGTGTAACTATACCAAATCTTAAGGCAGGTATTATTATGCATGCATATGGTAATGAAAAGAAAACTTCACAAAGAATAGGAAGATTGCTTAGATTAAATCCAACAGAAACAGCAACATGCCATATACTAATGTATAAAGGTACCCAAGATGAAAAATGGGTTAATTTAGCTATCTCAGGATTTGATCAATCAAAAATTACAGTTTATAATCCATTAAAAAGATAATGTGTAAGCCAATTATTAAATGTAGCAGGTGTGAAAAAGTATTTTGTGGTGGATTTGACTACAGAATGCATTTTGATATACATATGGATGAATGGTATAAAACAGAAAATAAACAAGAATATATTAAAAAAACAACACAATGGGAAAAATGAAAGAGCTCTACATAGAGCACCAAGAAGAACAAGCATACAAAGGATCACATGATGCTATGATACATAGCTTGTCAAGAAAAGCAATTGAAGAATATATAACAGAAGGAGATACTCCTTGTCCTAATTGTAACCAACCTTCATTATTACGTAATGAAAATAATGCCAAATGCCTTGAGTGTTCTCAAGAATTTGTTTATGTTGGTTCAGCTCTAAGATTTTTATAATGTTAAGTTATGAATATGAGTACAACGGTAATCTATTAGAAATAGAATACGAGTATGATCCAGGAGAAGAAACTGTATGGACAGAATCTAATGGTGATCCTGGTACACCAGGTACAGCAGCTTCAATAGAAATTTATAAGATATGGGCTATTCTTAAAGATATAAAAGGTGATTTTAGGGACGTTGATGTTACTGACTTTATACACACCAACCACATTGAATCTAAAATACTTGAAACCCATGAGTGATAATATAAAAGTAAGAATAGTTAATGGAAAAACATATAAATTTGAAAATGATAAATGGATTAATGAAAGATCTAATATAGAATTAGATCCTCATGATCCAGATTACCGTATAATATGGAATATAAAACAAAACTCATAATGAAAAGAGAAAAAACATTAGTAATATTAAAATTTATTTTTATAGGCTTCATTGCATTTTGTATGATTGGAGTTTTAATAGACCTTATTATAAACGGTTCTAATATGTTATAAATTAAATAATATGAAAGACAACTTATACATAAAAGCAACGGTAAAAGATGGGCAATTACATTTTCCCATCAAAGCAGTGGGTACTAAATATAGAAAATTCTTTGAGCAGTTAGCTGATGATTCTAGATTAGAAATATTTATTGGTGTAGGTGGTGATAAAGGTAGTAATCCTCAATTAGCACGTTTGCATGCAATGATTAGAGAAATAGCACAAGAAATTGGCTATACTTTTCTTGAAGCCAAAATTGAAGTGAAAAGAGCTTCAGGATTGTGCTTCGTAAAAGATAAGCAAGAGTATTGTAAATCTTTTGGGGATTGTGATAAAGATGAATTAAATTTAGCAATTCAATCTTGTGTTGAAATAGGAGACTTTAATGGTATGCAGTTAAGATGATTTATCATCTTTTACTACTTTCATTATTGGCTCCACTTCTTCAAGTACTTCTTTTAAATTACTAAATTTATCACCTAATTCAGTTAATTGATTAACAAGATCACCATTCATAACACCGTTTTTTATAGAATTTTGTGCAGATTCAAATAAGTCATTATCAACTTCAATTTCTTTTTTAATTGTGATACCTTGACGTTCTGCTTCAAACTTTAAATAATTAACTAAACCAAATAGAACATATAAATTTTGTTCATATGAATCTAATTCAATAGCGGGAAGTGGATTACCAGATTTTGGATCATATGCCATGATAGTTTCAAACTTTTTCATAGCACCTGGAATCTTTAACTTATCTTCTTCAGTTGCATTAAGCATAAACACTGAAGTTATATTTTGTAAACCAATAATAAAAGATGGATTAATTTCTATACCTGTGATATTTTTTGTGTAATCATAAGTTGTAAGTTCCCTTACTGTTGAATTTTCTGACATAATAAAAAGTTTTAATAAACAAATATAGTAAAATAAATGGAAATAGATATAAATATACTAAGAGATAATTTAAATAACAAATTAAAAGACAGTGGTTGGGACCGGATGCTTTCACCGTATGTTAATGGTTTAAGTTTTGATCATATAATGAATACATTAGTTCAAAATGTTGAGAACGGTAAACGTTTTACTCCTAAATTCAAAGATGTATTTAATGGATTTTATGAATGTCCATACAAAGATCTTAAAGTTGTGATAGTAGGTCAAGACCCATACCCTCAATTAGGTGTGGCTGACGGTATAGCATTTAGTTGTAGCAGAAAAGGTAAAGCAGAAAAATCTTTACAATATATACTTAAAGCACTTGGAGATGAAAATGGAGATGTAAATTTAAGACGTTGGTCTAATCAAGGTGTTTTACTAATTAATACTGCATTTACAGTAGAGATTAATAAAATTGGTTCACACTATGGTATATGGAAAAGCTTTACAGAACACATCTTTGATAATATTAATAGACACAACCCAAATACAATATTTATATTAATGGGTAAAAAAGCAGAAGAATGGATAACATCAATACCTACTGCTAAAATTCTTAAATGTTCTCACCCAGCATCAGCTGCATATAGAGGTGGGGAATGGGATTGTAATGATGTCTTTAATAAAGCAAATGAAATATTAAATAAGCAAGATAAAACTTGTATAAACTGGTAATAATGGTTATATTTGTAACCCTGTAATTTTAATTAAATGATTGAAAATCAAAAGATTAGACAAGAACGTGAGATAAAAGCTTTTAGGCTTAAATTTTTAAAAGAACATGATGTTAAACTTTTTATTATAGTTCCAAAATTAAATATAGATCATACTTGTACATTAGAAATATATAAAAAAATTACTTTAGAATGTATAAAAGAAGATCATCCAAAATATAAAAAATATACATTTAAAACAAAATCTAAAGAACGTGATTTTATTACTTATATACAAGTAATGAGTTTTTTAGCTAGTAATGATGGATATTCTTTAACTGCTATTGGAAAATCAATATTTAGAAATCATGCTACTATTATTAATTCTCGTAAGATTATTAGTAATGGTATAGAAACCAAAGAACCTAACATTAATAGAATACTTACAAAAATACAAACTAAAATAGAAGATTATGTGGGAATTATTCCAGAAGATGTTAAAAGCAAACCTATCACCAAACCAGAGCTTGATCCTATTTGGTATGAAGCAAAAGATCTCATTACCGGATGCAATAACCGCAGATAGAGACATACTAGTTATTAAAGGTTTTATAGAATTAAAAGATCATCAGTATGTAATGACAGCACAAGCAAAAGTATTTTGTGCTACTCTAGATAGTTACTTTATTAAAGCTAAAAAGAAAACTGACATCCAACTTATGGGTAAAGATTTTGTAGAAAAAATAAATAGTTATAGAGAAATATTTCCTCCAAGAAAACTACCTAGTGGTAATCCTGCAAGAAATAATGTTAAAGCTCTTGGAGAATCATTTAGATGGTTTTTTGAAACTTATGATCATACATGGGAAGAGGTAGAAAAAGCTACAAGTATGTATGTTAATGAGTATAGAGATGCTGATTATTTATATATGCAAACTAGTCAATATTTTATATGTAAACAAGATAAGCATAAAGTCAAACACTCTAGACTAGCTGATTATTGTGATATGATTGTTGATGGAGTAAGTACAGAAGATGAACACTTTAAAGAAAACGTAGTATGACACCAAAAGAAAAAGCAAAGGAGTTAGTAAATAAGTTCCTACAAATTTATGACGGTAGAGTTCCACAAGCCAAACAATGTACATTGATTTGTGTGGATGAGATGCTAGAAGAGTTAGGTGAGGAGTTAAAATTAGCTTATAACTATTGGCAAGAAGTTAAACAAGAAATAAATAAACTATGAAGACAGCTCGTTTTTTAGTTAAGAAAGAAATAAAAGAAGTATTAAATAAATTAAACCTTGTACGTGAAGATTTTCAAATGCTAAGAGATGGGAAATGGGTTCCAGATAAACAGTCATGTAATGACAGCATTGATAATATAGAAAGTATTATAAACATAATAGATGATGAGTAAAAGTGATAAAATAGTAGAAGATTTAAAAAAAGAATTTGATATAAGAAGTTGTGTTGGTATAGATAAATATAAAACAACACTACAAGATAATAACAAAGATGATTTTTTGCAGCACTTAAAAGAAGAACTTATGGATGCAGCATTATATATTCAAAAACTACAAAGTAATGAGTAAACCAACACCAGCATGGGTGGGCCAATACACAGCCTTCAATGATGCACTTAAATACATGTATGCTAGGTCAACAGGAGCTGAGAAATCAATATATACTCCATGGCCCAAGTTTAATGATGCTGCAACTGACGGTTTAGAATGGAATACACTTACTGTTATTGGTGGTAGACCTGGTTCAGGTAAAACTTTGATTAAAGATCAGATAATACGTGAGTCTTTTATGCTTAACCCTAATGATGACTTTAGAGTATTAGAATTTCAATTTGAAATGGTTGGTAGAACATCAGCCATTAGAGAATTTAGTTCTATTACTGGTAAAACATATAAAGAACTGTGTAGTGCAGGTTCTGTATTAGGTGCAGATGTAATGACTAGTTGTCATCAGTATGCAAAAGAACGTGTAAAGTACCCGGTAGATATTATATCAACACCTTTGACTGTTAATCAAATGCGTGAGCAAGTTGATGCTTACATGGTTAAACATCAAGGTAAGAAAACAATTATTACACTAGATCACACTATGCTTGTAAAAAGAGCTCCTTATCAGAATAACTCATTAGATATGTTATTTGAACTAGGTGAATTCTTTACACAATGTAAACGTGATTACCCTTGTTTATTTATTGCATTGTCACAGCTTAATAGAAATATTGATAACCCTGACAGAGCAATTGACGGTAAGTATGGTAATTATATTCTTGAGTCAGATATATTTGGATCAGATGCTATGTTACAACATGCAGATATGTTGATTGGTATTAACCGGCCAGCAAAACAAAAGATTAGGTTCTATGGACCTGATAGATATATTATAGAAAATGATAGAACCTTGGTACTTCATTTCTTGAAAGCTAGGAATGGTGATGCAAGAATGAGTTTTTTCAAAGCAGAATTTGAGAAAATGCAAATTGCAGAAATGGCTACACCAGGACAACAAGAACGCAGATGATAAGCACTAAAAAATTAAAAATAGAAAATATGGGACTGACACCAGACCAACGTAAAACTAAAGTTGCAAAACTAAGAGAAGAACATGAAAATTATTTTCAAATAAATGGTAATGTTAATCCTCAATATATACCAAAAATGGCTTATAGACCAAAAGGAAAAGATGAACTACACGTATCATTCTTTCCTAGTGAGCTAGAAAAAGAGGAAGACATATATACTGAATTTGTTAGTATAGATTATGATTCAGAAGATCCAAAAAGAACATTATATTTACATAAATATAATCCTCATTGGAAAGCAGAATATGAACTAGTTACATCTGGTTCTGGATTTCAAAGACATCTTATTCCAGTAAATGAATTAAAAGTTATAAATGATGTAACTTCAAGAAATGATAATCATCCAATTAAAAATATAATAACTCTTCCATCGTCAACAAGTACATTATTTGACTTACCAAATCCAGATGGCATTAGCCCTACTGCATTAATTGATAAACTTGAAGAGATTAATCAAACATTAATAACATTAACCAAAGTAATAAATAAATTTAACAAGTAAACATGGCAAACAGCGTATTAGTTATTGCTGATTCAGGGACAGGAAAGTCTACCTCAATCAGAACATTAGATCCAAAAGAGACTTTCATTATAAATATAGCTAACAAACCTTTACCGTTTAGAGGTTGGAAGGGCAAGTACACTCAGATAACAAAAGATCATCCAAAAGGAAATCTAACATCTGCAGCTACTGCACCTGGTATCATTAAAGCAATGAAGCATGTAAATGATAAGATGGGCCATATCAAAACTATTGTAGTTGATGATTGGCAATATATGAGTTCTTTTGAATATTTTGATAGAGCACATGAGAAAGG